AATTCTTTGTATACGTTCTATAGTACGAGCAAATCTAATGTCTTGAGCTGCTAATGTAGCTTTACCATCTGAATTTTCATCATACCCCATAAATTGTTTAGGTACTTTTAAAGCTGCAAATAATTTATCTCTTAAATACTCAACATCTTGAATTCCATCCCATTGTAAACCATTTAAATTTTCAATTTTAGTTGCTTGATCATTTCCTCTAACTGGTATATAAAAATCTTCTAATATGTTTTGCATATTATATTTTAAATTATATTCACCTGTATCTTGATCTACAAATGGAGTACGCTTTAATTTACTTAAAGTTTTTTCCATAAATGCATCTACTTCATTTGGGGGAATTGCTCCAACATTCATATAAAAAATACGTTTTTCAGGGGCACGTACAATTCTATGAATTAACATTGCATCCTCCATTAACGTATATTGTTTAAATAATTTTCTAGCTGGTTCAATATAAGATCTACCATAAGGTAAAAAATTCATATCAGATAATAATCTAAAATGGGCCATTTCATAATTATCAAATATAATACTACTTGCTTGATCCCCCGAATTTGGTACATTATAATACCCATAGGATGAAGTTGATACTCCATCAGGTTCAAATCTAAATCTTACATCTTGAGGATTATGTTCTTTTCCTGTTTCTGTATCCATTCCAATACCTCCTTCAATTCGTTCAATATGAAAAGCAGTATAAGGAATTACATTATATACTCCAAATTTTTCTGCAATTTCTAATTTTAAGAAAAAATCTCCATATTTACACATATTACGAATCCAAGACCATAGATTAAATTCTATGTTAAGAACATCATAAAATAGATTATATAGGATTTTTTGTATATCTTCATCTGCGGATTTGATGGATAAAACCTCACCCATATCATTCTTTAATGTTGATTCATCAGCAACTATATCTAAAGCAGATGCTATAATAGCATCCATATCCATAGAGTCATAATCTGAGTATAATAATGGTCGCATTTGTTGATAGTTAAATGCTGCTTGTTGACCATACATTGAAGTACCTGAGTTAGAGTAAATTCTATTAAATCTATCTACTAATGAATTTGTTTCTAATTCCCCAGTTTGCTGCGCTTTGTTAACATCAAATACCTTGAGTTGATCACCTCCAACATTACGAATTATTACGTCCGTTGAAAATAATCTTTGAAGTCTTGAAAATAAACCTTTATCTGCCATTTTATTCGTTTTTTATAAATATTATATTAGCCAACTTATATCGTGATCCTTACCATTTATTTTGGTTTTATATGGATTTTCTATGTTAGTACTACTAGCACCATAACCTCCACTCCATGCTACTTTATTACTTTTTATACTCCCTAATGCTGCTCTTGCCATATCTAAACTTTGCTGTTGATATTTTAATGATGTGTCTCGTAGAAACATACCAATCCCAAATGACATAACCAAGTCATCATTGTAACCACTTTGAGCTTCTGGTCTTCCATTACGCCAAATAAATACTTTCATTTCTTCTAGTAGACGCTTTGAACGAATAACCACAGATTTATCACCAACAAATTCTCTAAATTTATTAATACATAAAGGTCTTGTTTTCATAGACATTGTAAATCCTGGCACCATTTCTGAGTTACTTTCATATACTTTTAAAAATGATTCTGCAGTTAAAGCATCAGATTTAGGAGATTGATATAGATTTTTATATTCTCTTTCTCTTATTGCGTCCAAAGTTGCCCAACCAATATTAGCATTTTCAACAACTAACATTGCATTGTTATATTCAGTGGCTAATCCAGTTAAAAAATAACCAAATTCTTTAGGGGGTAATTGTCCCTTATATTCTGCTACTTGAGTATTTGTTGCTATATCCATTACATGACACGCTGAGTAATCTTTACCATCACCTCTAGCTACATCAGCTGTTATCATATATTCTCTTGAATAATCAGCATTTTCCCAAACCCATAAATTTCTATCAGCACCTCTTCTTTCTAAAGGATCTTGTATTGTTGTTTGTGAAATAAAATCAAGCCATTCAGAATAAAATACTATATCTCCGGATGTGCTAAAATCACAATCACATTCTTGGGATGCTAATCTAGGATCACCTAATAATTCATCTTGTCTTTTTCTCCAAATTTCATCTCTTTCAGGATGAACGTCCCATGGTAATCTTATTGGTAGAAAATCATTATCATTATTTTCAGCTGATACCCAAGTTTTGTGAAACCAATTTCCTGTACCATAAGGAGTACTTAATACAATCGCTCCACCCCCAGTAGCTAATGTTTGCTGTGCTGATGCCCATATTTCTCCAATTTGTTCAATAAAGGCAGCCTCATCAATTAGTAGTAAGGATACTGCTTCTGATCTACCTGCATCACTTGAAGCAGATGTTGCTTTTATTATTGAACCATTACTAAGTCTTAAAGATAGCTTATTATTTTCTGGAGCATCTATTTTTAACCATGAAGGTAAGGCATCATACATAAATTTTACCTTAGTAACCATATTACGTGCTGTTTCTTGTTTAGTCGCAATACATAATACATTTTTATCTTTATGAAATAACATTAACCATAAAGAATAACCTGCTGATAGAGTAGATATACCTAATTGTCTTGACTTTAATATTATTGAGTAAGGATTATCTTTCCAAAGATGAAGTACTTTTTCTTGAAATGGGTATAAATTGAATAATATTCTACCTCTTTGAGGGTGTTGAATATTACAATATTTTTTCATAAAATGTGCAGGATCCTTAGCACATTTTATATATTCTTGTCTTATTATTTGTTTTAAATCCCCGCTCATATTGGTTTTAAACTGAACTATTTTTTATTTTTAACCTTCTCTATTGACCTGCCTCCGAAGTAAGCACCAATTACTGTTATTAATACTAATTGTAGTAAATCTGTCCACTTTTCTTCAACTGTAAAGCTGATAGTTCCAGCATCAATGAATATCATTAGGACCGTAGAAACTACTAAAAAAACTAATACTAGTGGTCTAACATTTTTGCTTAACCAACTGTCTGAATTCATATCTGCAGACCATCTATCAGTTATATTTTGTTCCATTTTTGCTTCATGGTTAACTATAAGCTCTTGGATTTTTCTTTCTGCTTCTAACTTTTCTTCTTTTGAAGTAGTTAGATTATCAAGAACGCCACCTACACCCTTTACTAGATCAGCTGCCCCTCCTGAGAATAATTTTGATAAAATACCCATAACTATTTTTTATTTTCTAATAAAGATTCTATTTCTTTCTTTATTTTTGTTAATTTTACTAATCTATCTCTTAATTTTTGTTTTTCTCCTCCTTCTGATTCTTTCCATTTTTTAGCTGTGGATTTTAATTCAGAAGATGTTTGTTGTAACTTAGATGCTAATTTAGAAATCGAGTCTCCTTTTTTTGCTGCTGCGGATGCTTTTTTATCCATCTCATCGTCTTCATCTTCCTCTTCAAATACAGCTGTAGGTTCTACTGGAATATTATATTTATCTATTGTTTCATCATCATATCTATGTTGAACATATCCATCATCTTGACTATTTCCTTCATCTAAACCTGCATCTTTTGTTAATTTAGCTGTTCTTTCTAGTTCAGTATTATATGCTTTTTGAGCATCAACATCATCTGCAGTTATTGCCTCTAGTATGTCAATTATTTCTTCTTTAATTTGAGATTTTAAATCTGATTTTTTCATTGTAAGAATGTTTTATTATAAATATCAGGAAATAATTGCCTGTTTAACTAAATCTATACGTTCTTCTGTTGATCCCTTAATTTCTATTAAATTTTTAATTTTATGTCTATATTTAGTAATTAATAATTGAATATTCTGATCAATTAATTTTCTATAGTCTGCATTAGTTTCTCTAACTCCATTATTTTCAATTTTAACTCCTTCAGGTGAAACATAAAAAATATAATCATACTCATTTAACATATGAGAAGCAAACTGGCAAAAATCATCTGCTTCAAAATAATACATTGATTTAGAACACTTAGCAAATGCCATTACATCAATAATTGTTCTATCAGTAATAATGTTATCTTGCATTAATTCACTAGATCTTTCTGCTAAAAATACAGCCTGACCCTTTACTGTTGAATCTGTATTTAATGGTATTCCCATTTCCATTAAATATTTAGAACGCTCTGTTCTAAATTTATAATCTTTAAATTCAGGTAAACCGGCTAAAGCATTAACTAAAGTTGTTTTCCCTACTGACATTGTACCGCAAAATCCTATTTTCATATTAAAATGGTAAATTTAATGGATCTAATTGTGATGATCCTCTTCCTACTCTATAACTATCACTATCAAAATGTTGTGTTGACACCTCAAATATACAACTTCCTTCTTCAATAGCCAACATTTGGTGAGGTTGTCCTGGCATTAAATGAATGCAATCACCTTCTCTTACTATTACACTTATTTGCTCTGCTGTTTCTGTATTAATATAAGTGTATTGAAATTCACCTTTAGAAATATACCACGCTTCATCTTTTAATAGATGATAATGCATTGAAAAGGATTTATCTTTTTTAAATACTAAAAGTTTACCACAATATTTTTCATTATTAATAATCCATAACTCATGACCCCATGCTTTTTTATGGGTTTCACCTTTATAAGGCATTGCCTCTAATGTATGATCTCTCATATTAATTTCTATATGTTTCTCCTTTTGGAGCGGATTGTTTATACCAAGGTAAACCTTCTCTTTCCTTCATTATTTCCTTAAAAGTTTCTTCATCATAAGGTATTCCTGATAGAAAGTATCTTTTTTTAAATTCACTTTGTCTTGATAGGGGAACTATAGCAGGTTCATCATATCTATGGTGTTTGAAATGCTCTTCACCTTCCATTTTTATTAGATAATGTCTAGCGCCTCCATATTTAATAACTTTTTCTTCAAATAATTTTTTACTATCACCCATAATTTTATTTTAATTTATTAGTATTTTCTTTTGGCATTGTTAAACCTCCTATAAGATTTTTATGCATGTCACCCATTTCATGTGGCTCTTTATTATT